ACTTCATCTCCTTGTTGAAGTTCTTTTTCAGCGTCGTATATTTGCTGGCCGTTTACCTTGACGACTCCTGACTGGCAGTATCGTCTTACTTCGGCAAAGCCAACGGCCCAGCCTTGCCGAACAAAGAACTCTTTGAGCTTCATAAACCTCCTTACACTTGATGGTAAATACTATCGTATATTTTCTTCATTGCTTCTGCTTCTGAAAGACCATTGAAACGAAGCTCAACGTATTCTTCAATATCCTTTTCAGATATGAAGTGTTCGTCGGCTTCTTCATAGTACTTTTCTTGAAGCAGTTCCCACTCTTGTTTACTCATATTTGCTCCTTTCTAGTGTGCTATTATGAGCACACCGAAACATATCCAGCACAGTACTGCGATACCGCACCAGACTCTACTGACACTATCGAACCCGTATATATTGTACGAGTTGATAAACAAGATCGTGCCCATTACACAACAGGCAATGAGCACGAAGAATAATACGACACTGACGATCATCATTCAACTACCTCCTCCTAGCCTCCCCCTATGCTCTAGCGGTATCGATTGCTGGAACGCAGGAGCAAAGATAAAGTTTATTTTTAAGCAGTTTAACGTCATGCTTAGGACGGAGCAGTATTACCTCGTCATCGCAGTCTAGACACAACCGCTCTTAGGCTTCGAGCCTTGCTCAGAGACGTCGAACACTTATTCAGTTGTTAGTAAATGCTTAGCTCTGGCGCTTAAGCTGCGCCCAGAGCCTGCACATCTCTGCCGTCATAAACGGCTTATGCGTTAGTCTTGCCATGATATCCTCCTTAGCAGTGGTAAATGCATAATCCTCTGCATCCGATTATTTGTCCTTTTTCGTTACGGACAAGACCAGCTGTACCGAGCAGGTCGTATCTTCCCGATCCTGCCGTTGCATCGGCAGTTATCTTAGACACAATATACATCGTATCTCCATCGTATTCGGGAAGATCTACTACGTCTCCGTAGCTCGGTACTACTAACGAAAAGGACTTACCGTTGATAGTTGCCTTGTTTACTTCTAGGTCTGATTGTTCTGCCCTAGCCACACCGCTGCTAGGAATAGTAACGATAATGTTATCGCTACTGTCCATGAGCACAACATCATGCGGAGTTAAATTTACAATCTCATAATCCTCATTATTAATTGTAATAGTGGTCATGATAGTTCCTTTCTGAGGGCTTCTTTAGCCCTTCGACGGTTGTACTTTTTCTTATTGACATGCGCTCCGTATCCCCCTTGAAACGCATTATACCGAGGCATAACAGGGTGCCTCGGATCAGTAAAGCTAATACACTTCAATTTCGTACCAGCCTTTCTGATGCATATGCACAAGCTCTTCTCCAAGAGTCTGTGCTGTTTCCCAGTCAGGTACTACAAATTCCTCGTAGTAATCCATATCAAGGTAAAACTTCAGTATTACGTTACAATTCATAATGTTCTCCTTTCGTTTATTTCTTCAAGCAGAAAAGTTTTAAGATAAAACTCTTTTGCTTAGAGAAGACCGTGCAAGTACTGACACCGCTCTTCAGCGGCCTAGTGTGCTTCCCACTAGTTATTAGTTCCAGCTTATTTAATACGGTATATACTGGACTCATACCGCACCCGCTTATAGCGGGATGACTGACTCTTTGATTCGGACCATGTTAGTCCTCCTCGTATACCGGCTCAAGCTTACCGTCAGAGTTCAGTTCGTAGCAGACAAATACCTTCATGATGTCCTCCCATCATTCGGTTTCTTTTTCTTCTTTAAGAATGGCGTTGGAATAATCATGGAGAATTCCCATGATTATCTCGTGAAGCCGTTCATTGACTTTTGCTTCTTCTTCCTCATCTTCGCTGGGCACATCCATCCAACCCAGCTCTCTCGCTTCTTCTTCGTTTTGAATAATACTGTACCAGTAAAATCCCTTTGGCTTTACATACAGCTGAGTGAGAGTGTAGTGCCCCCACGTCCTGTAATTGTGGCACACAATATTGAATGTAGCCCGATAGGTATCGGACTCCATGATGTATGTCTCTTCGCTGGAGCGAAGAACTGTTCTTGCCTTTTCGAACATTTTGTCCTCCAATCGTTGGCTGTTTGTTGTGTTCCCACACAAAGAGGCTCGCACGAGCTTTAAAATTTATACGAAAGGAGGTCACACGATACGCTCATGTGAGCCTCCTTGTATGGGAATAAATATTTATTACGGGCCTTCCACCCGCTTGACGGTGTTTCACCGCTTCGAATACAGGCCTCAGCTAAGACGCCTCTTTGCTTATTTATTGCAGCACATTCCGAGCTGTGCTGCTATCTGATTACTACTACGCAACATACTCTCGGACATATGTTGCGTGCCACAACGTTTTCTCAGCAACGTTGTGGATACATAAACATAACTCGTTTATATTATATGCTGAGACATATAACATAAACGACACGGTCACATCAACTGACTGGCATGTCCGTGCAACCGCCAGGGCTTTGTTCTCGACTTTGGATCCCCCGGAAGAAATCCAAGTCGCTGTGGTATGTTGATTGTTACCACAGATTACTCTTTTATTATAACTTAAAAAACAAAAACACGTGGCATCGGCTGCCGGACACCGCCTTTATCGGTGCGACCCGGCTTAGCTAGTAGCTTCGGATCTCCGCAAATCCCTCCTCGATCGTAGGCTCTTCGAAGCTATCGTTCATAGAACGAATCACTGCTTCAGGCACTACTCTCTTACGAGAGAAGTTGCGACGGAGACACTCCTCAAGCGGAGTCCTAACCACGCACGCGACAACGTCGCGATTGTAGTTTTCTTCCGCTATGAGCATCGCCTGATGACGAGCCTTTCTGGTAAGGTTCGTGGCATCGAATACCACGTTCCTATCCCAAGAAAGATGCTCGTGCATGCGATGGTACAGCTCGGTAAAAACCTTTCGGTTTCCGAGCCGACGAGCGATCTCCTCAACGCCGCGTGCTTTACGCAGAAGATCTTCGTCGTACTGCAGAGCAGCATCTCCGAAGAGTTCTTCGCGTATCTCGTCCGAAGACAAGATCACATCAGCGTCGAGTTCCGCAGCTACCGTGGACTTGCCAGAGCCTGGCAGTCCGATGAGCATGTACAGTGCCATGCCATCTCCTTTCAGATCGGTAACTTTTTTTTTGAGAGAAGGAGAACCCACTTTGCAGTCCTTTACGTAGACTGCGTGAGGCCTTTCGGCAACAACGCTTGCGAGCGATTACGCGTACCGCGCCTCCTGCCACTCGTCCACCAGCCTACCGCAAAGGCGGTGAGCAAGGGACTGAGCAGAACGCCACTCGGCCTTCCCGTGAGAAATCAGCGGGAAGACGATGTGGTACTCAGCGCCACTCTCCGTAAAGAGAGTGACCTTGTTCGCATCGCACCTTGCAGTGCAGACCTCAGTGGACTTGCCACCGCCGGTCCAACACAACCGCCTCTGGAAATTAATCCAAAGGTCGTTCTGGTCAGTAGACACAAGCTGTGCCCAATTCTGACCATCCGTGTGGCCGATACGAACGAGGATCGCGATCTCAGTGTTGCTGTTGATGAACATGGTGCCCCCTTTCATCGTCTAATGCACCAATCAGTGTACTGTTTCCAGTGCATTGATTGCTACATTAGCAATAAAAGAATGCTCCACGTTCACGCAGCGACACAGCGGAGACTGGCTTGTGCCAGCTCACCGCGATCGCTCGCCGAGAGAAAGGGTTGGAGAGCAGCTTTCGCTACTCTCCTTTCGCGGCTTCCCAAGCCTGCGCTACGTCCATACCGGAATCAACAAGATCCCGGAAATTGGCGCGACGCTCTTCGCCCGTCAGCACAACTGTTCCCAGTTGCTGAATCGGACGAAAGGCTCGAGACTCAGGATCAGTGTTTTGAAGTGCACGAAACACTACTTCCCGAGTAGAGCGAGTCCTATTTTTCATAGAATCCTCCTCTCCTCTCGTGACGGATAGTCAAAAAACTCCAAAAAACTAAGACAACCATGCACAATTTTGGAGTTTTGGAATTATATAGGATCTATATAGGGGGAGGGGATGGATATTATGGTTTATTGTGCATTGATTTGTTGTTGTCTGATCCCGTCCAAAAATTTCTTGCCACTACAGCGCGCAATTTTTAGGACAGCAGAGAGATTTTAGCGGCCTGTATGATCTCTCAATACTCTTATAAGCCTTGACTAAATGTGCGTGAGAAGCATATAGATAATTACTAGAATAAAGATAACAGCGCCAACAGCTAAGATAACCATTCCACCCTCCATCTCTGTGAAAGTTATTAAGATTTTTTGCATAGCTTCGCTTTGGGAGCAACAGCTTCAAACAGTTTGCCTGCCTTCTCTCAATCTCCCTTGAGAAGCTTGCGTTGAGTTGTTGGGATTTCTCCGTCGTCCGTAGTAGCCTGCCAAAGTAGAAGTGAAAACAGACTACAGCCTCTAGGCTCGCTGGCAGGGAACTAGCTCCCTCCGATCACTGGCAAATCAGCTCGGCGTGGCCAGCCAGGAAGAAGGCGAGCACCTGATAGCTCTTACGCTGGTTGAACGGCCTTTACGCGTTCTCCCTGATCACCCAGATATTCGTCTCAACCTTGCGGGCGGAACGTTATGCCGTCTGGGAACGGCCCTATCATTTGCACTACTATTATAACGCAAAATTTTCAAAATTTCCCGAAAATTTTAAAAACTTTTGCGCTATAATATAGTTACTCCTTTCAAGCAGGAGAATCATTTGCATAGGGGCGCGATGACTGGGAATTCCGCGCCCCGCTTCTTTATAGGGGGACGTATGGAGAAGATAGCAGCCTACTGCGGGACTCGCGGCATCTACGACGACATGGAGAGCAGCGCAAAGAGTTTGCTCTGTAACAGCAGCGTCGAGAAGATCCACTTCTTCTGCGAGAATGATGAGTGGCCTACCAATCCGCCGGACATCATCGAGGTTCACAACGTCAGCGATCAGGCCTACTTCAGTCCGCTCGGGCCGAACATGGTGAGCGGCTTTACGTACATGGCCATGATGCGCAGTGCTCTCTGCTACGAGCTGCCTGAGACCGATGTTGTGCTGAGTCTCGACGCCGACACGATAGCCATGAAGAACGTTGACGGCATCTGGGACACGCGGCTCTACGACAACTGCTTCGCCGCTGCACCCGAGTGGCACAAGAGCCACGACGGTCTGCTGTACACGAACCACGGCGTGGTGCTCTACAATCTTAAGAGAATGCGCGACGGGTTTGCAGCGCAGGTGATCGATGTCCTCAACCGCCGACAGTACACGTGGGTAGAGCAGGACGTGTGCAACTACATCTGCCAGGGCTACATCGCAGAGATGAACAGCCGATACAACACTTGCTACTGGACTAACAAGTGGGGACACGAGCCTGAGGTCGATCCCGCGCTCGTCCACTACGCTGGAGTCAAGCGCGACGACTGGCACAAGTGGGAGGGCGTGCAGCGATACAGGCACATGACCTGGGAAGAAGCCCTCGCGCACCATCAGCAGCGCTTTGCGTTATAATATCGTCGTCGGCAGTCCGTCCTCCTGTGCCGACATATGAGGGGCGGGATCTCTCTTCATCTCTCCGGCTGACACCTTCCCCGCCCCTCGGTTAAGATTGGAGCGGTATGAAGATACTTGTTGCAGTGCCAGTGTACGATCGCCCGAGCACGGAGTGCGTCGAGGCGCTGTGGAAGATGCGCACGTGGACAGAGAAGAACATGCCCGACATCGACCTCAGCGAGATAGCCTTCGTGACAGGCCACGGCGTTCAGCGCGCTCGCAACGACATCGCTAAGGAGCTGCTCATCCGCGGCTGCGACAAGCTGCTCAGCGTTGACAGTGACGTCATCATTCCCGAGGACGCTCTCGCATATCTCACGCAGGAGGACAGCGACGTGATTCTCTGCCCGTACATGAACAGGTACGACAGCAGAGACGGCTGGACGACGCTGTACTGGGACAACGGCGATGGCAACATGGGATGCAACGAGAAGAACGTGCTGTGGTACAAGGACATCCCGCATCTGCCTAAGGGCCGCGTGCCTCTCAAGGGCGGCGGCGCTGGCTGCTCCTTCATCGATCCCAAGGTGTACTGGAAGCTCGAGTATCCATACTACATGTGGGACGAGTATCCAGGCGGCGAGGTAAGCGAGGACATCTGGTTCTGCCGCAAGGTTCTTGAGGCCGGGTTCAGAGTCGAGGGCGACCTCCGAGTCCGCTGCAAGCACATTAAGAAAGAGGTCATCGGATGAGCGGCATCGTCGAGTTCAATCTCTCTGATGGCTTCACGCCTCAGCAGATGAACAAGCTGAATCAGAACTTCCGCCGTCTAAGCGGGATGAATCCCGACAACGTTCTCAAGTCCTCGCATGAGGAGGAGAACTCCAACGATCTCTACACTCTTGCAGAGGCAGCCCGCATTGCCGCCTCTAATGCGAGCCAGTATGCGCGGCGTGCGCTTGCGTATCTCCTTGACATCGAAGATGACTGGGCTGCAATCCAGGAGTACGAGGACATGAGCCGCGACAGGCTCATCGACATTATCCAGACTGCTAACAAGGCTGCCGACTCTGCTGAGGAGGCCGAGCGCCTCGCAACGCAGGCGAGCATCGAGGCGTACTCTGCAAACCAGTACGCGCTCGCAGCAGGCTACAGTCTCGGCGAGCTGCAGCAGGTTATCGGCAATCTCGACTGGGCCATGCAGCACGGCACCTTTGTTGCAGCTACAGAAGATTATGACAGCCGCAAGCCGTACTACGTTCCCGACCCACTGTCTCCGAGCGGATACTCGATTCTCTCAGAGACTAGCGAAGAGGATATGTACGACTACAGTCTTACGGAAGATCAGGCCGTTGTTGCCTCAAAGACATACTACATTATCATAGGCAGCGGGACCGAGGACGATCCGTATCGCTACTCAGCAGTTGCCAATCCAATCGATGCCGACCTGCCGACGTACTACGAGCGTACTGCAAACTACTACGTGCTTGATCTGAGCGAGAGCATTCAGAACTACCTCGCCAGCCATCTGTGGATGGACGACTACGGCCTCAACCTTACGGTAGCTACCGACGGTCAGTATCAGGGCTATCGCATTCACGAGGGAACCATCGACGGCCATCATCCTCTGGGCATGTACGTTCTCGATGCATATGGCACGAGTGTTGCGAAGTTCGGCGAGGAGACCCAGATCGGCAGCGATACTGGTGCGCACGTAAGCATTGTCGGCAATCAGCTTGCCTTTATGGTAGGCAACCAGCAGGTTGCATATATATCAGTAGATCCCGTTAGGCTTAAGTCCGTTTTCCACATCACTAGCGCCATCATTGTTGAAGATCTCCGATTCGGTAAGTGGCAGTTCAAGAGCCGAGAGAAGAACGATAACTTGACTCTCATGTGGTTCGGCGCTGAACAGAGCAGTTAGTAGGTTATTATGTCTACAACAACAACACAAGAGCAAAAAATCGGCGGAAACAATGATTGTTGGTGGCGTGTTAACTGGGTTTGGACTGCTGATGCTACTAAATGTACTTTGAATGGAATTTATGTTCATCGCTGGGATAGATATGATATTGCATCTGGCAGCGGTGAGTATTACGAAACTCTTTCTGGATGTGACAGCAATAACGGTAGTTGGGGATGGTATACCAGTTCATCTACTGGCGCTGGTTATCATCTTGAAGACAGTTTTGGAACTCGCACTATTACGAGAGGCCATAGTACAAAGATAGTTAAACTTGTTATTAAGACCAACTACTGGTGGGCTACTAACTCTGAATATACTGGTTGGAATAGAATCGGTGAGACAACGACTACGTTTACTTTTAACGTAGATCCTCTTTCAAGCTATACAGTTACCTATAATGCCAACGGTGGTAGCGGTGCGCCTGGCGCTCAGACGAAGTGGTATGGCGAGAGTCTTACCTTGAGCAGCACAAAGCCGATAAGAACCAACTACACTTTTCTCCATTGGAATACGAAGAGCGACGGGACTGGAACAAGCTATAACGCTGGCGCAGCATATACGGCCAATGCAGCAGTTACTCTCTATGCTATCTGGCAATATAATGGCTACACAATTTCTTATGCAGCTAACGGCGGTAGCAGTACGCCCGCAGCGCAGACAAAGTACGTAAACACTGCTCTTACTCTCCGCGGCGCGATATCGAGGGCAAATGCAAGCGCTGGCAGTAGAACTGTGAGTTTTAACATTAACTACAGCGGAGGCACAAATCCTTCGAGTCTTACCAGTACTGGCACAACGAAGTACACGTTTACAGGCTGGAAGTTCAGTTACAACAGCCAGACATATGCTGGCGGCGGTACGCTTCCTGCAAACGTAAACGGGGCAGGCACTATGACCGCGCAGTGGAGCAGTGCTACAACATGGACTGCAGTTACGCTGCCTACTCCAACTCGCTCTGGGTATGTTTTCAGGCGTTGGAACACGAGTACTGCCGATACTGGAACTGCCGCAAATGCAGGCGCGAGCTATACTCCGTCGGCAAATACTACGTTCTATGCTATCTGGAATCCAGTTATTACGTACAATGCCAATGGCGGTTCTGGCGCTCCTTCTGCTCTAACTAAGACATTCAACGCAGCTGCAACTCTCTCTACAACTAAGCCGACGAAGACTGGATTTGTTTTCTCGCATTGGAACACAAATCAGCAGAATACAGGTACGCGCTACGAGGCTGGCGGATCTGTTGCCGCTAACATGAACACGTCTACAACGCTCTACGCGTTTTACGGCAACCCAGTTACCTATAATGCTAACGGCGGTAGCGGCGCTCCTGCAGCTCAGACAAAGCTTGAGGGAGTTAATCTGACGCTGTCTACCTCGGTTCCGACGAGAACCAACTACGTTTTTAAGAACTGGGATACCGATCCCGATGCAGACCCGTTCGACACATCGGATACGTCATATGAGAAGGGCGATACTTACTCTGCTGATGCGCCTCTTGCTCTCTACGCGATTTGGTATCCGCCGAACACCGTTTCTTATAACTCAAATGGCGGTGCTGGAACCCCGTCTGCGCAGACTAAGATATATGGAAACAATATCTCTCTATCTGTTTCCGTTCCGACTCGTTTCGGCTACAGGTTCGAGGGCTGGAATACAGAGCCTGACGGAAGCGGAACAGACTACGCGAGCGGCAGCACTTATAGCGCAAATGCCGACGTGACGATGTACGCAGTTTGGTCTCCGATCGTTTCCGCTGTTAATATTGGTACTGCAACAGTTATACGAGTTGAAACCGCTCAGAGCACTACTGAGGACGATGACGGAGAGTACGGATACATTACCGTTCCGTTTGTCGTTACGGGAGCTGCAAGCGCGAGTGTTTCGATATCGATTACAGGAGAGGCTGACGGCCTCTATCCAGATCCGTCTATTACGTATCTTGACGGCCCATTTACAAAGCAGAGCGGCGTAGATAATGTTCTTAGCGGAACTTTCCATGCTGTTGCGTCTGTGTGCGATGTTGAGTGCAAGTACGACTTCAGCATTACGGTCACAGCTCACAATACAGAAGTAGATGTCACCCAGACAGATGTTTCTAATATTGCAGGCTGCATTATGCCGATTGCTTACCTTACGATGGATGTTAAGGCAGGCGGTCACGGAATTAGCTTTGGCGCTCCCGCGCTTGATGACAGCTTTAACGTGAGCATGCCGTTTAAATATTATAAAGAACAGACGTACTTTACTTTTGAACGCAGTTCTTGGGATGAGAACTCAGATCAGACAACATTGCCGAAAACTCCGTGTTTTGTTTTCGACAGCTCTTCTTACAAGGCATACTGGTGCGATGGTATCGATATATTGCCTATGGGTTATTTACCGCTGTCGGGCGGGGCGCTGACTGGTGAACTGACAGTGGCTGGCAACAACCTCTATATCAGAAGCAATGAAATAGACAGGGACGGTTCAAATCCTTCTGGAAATACATATGGCAGGTCTTTTTTCCACCTCGACAAGGACAACGAGCGAATAGGTCTGTTCCAGCCGATGCGCGATGCGAACGGGACAGAATGGGTGCGTATAACAGCTACAAACGAAGTGAGTGGGTCGAACAGCGACAACAACATATATATAGGCGTGAAGAGCGATGGCACGAAAGTCTATTCTGTTGGCGATCAGGCAGCGTTCAGGTCTGCAATAAGCGCGCCTGCATGTACCGAAGAAAACGGTTACTATGGACTGAAGCGCCCCGACGGGAATACCAGCGCATATCTTCGCGCACCATCAAGTGGTTTCATACCATATCAGTCTGGCGGAAGCGGCAATCTTGGTACTTCTTCTTGGCCGTGGAACAATATCTACGGCAAGAACATATATCTCAACGGTACTGCTCTTGGATCTCTTGCGACTAAATCATCTCTCGCTGCATCTGATATTCCAAATTTGGCTGCTTCTAAAATTAATAGTGGTACTTTTGATGCAGCTAGATTGCCCAACCACAGCGCAGGACTCCTTACAAGTGGCACGCTCCCGAACGCCCGTCTTTCAGATGGTGGGTGGGTTAAGCTCAATAACAATGTGTATTACCGTATCAGAGCTGGATTCTGTTCCGTTATCGGAGACGGGCTTGGTTCAAAAACCGTTTCCTCAAGCGGTACTGATGTTGGAACTCTTCCTTCTGGTGCAAGACCTACGAGAGCACAAGAAGGGTCTGGAACATCGACAACGAATAACTGTGTTCAGTGGTCTGTTAATACAAGTGGAGTAGTAAGAGTTTGGCGATGGGGTGGAGACAACGGTTATTGGGTATTTGTTGCAACATATCCTATTTAGTAAGGAGATATTTATGGACTATTCGAAATATATCGCTGAAGAATTGTACGCAATCCATAACCTATTCGTCCAGACTGACGCGTACTTATATGACGTGCGCTTGCCAAATGAGACGCCCGAGCTCTTGCATGAGTTTGCGTCGTTGGACAAGGAGGAGCGCGAGGCCCTTATGAACGAAATCCTGGCCAGGAAGAACTTCCTCGCATACGCGGAGAGCATGGGCAACGCGGATATGGCGGATGCCTTGCAAAAGGTGGCATCCGACATGGCGAAGATGGATAGCAAGGAGCTACGCGGAATCGCCGAGGGCGGACTCTCGAAGGTTACAGAAGGCACTTCAGCGCAAAAATAAAAAAGTGTCTATAATATATTAAGTTGTAGGTTGTAGATAGGTTAAAAGATGGATGCATCAATATTAATCCCGCCGTTCATCTCGGCATTGTTTAGCGCAGTAATCGGAGCAATTGTCGGAGCTATTGTGGTAAAGCTGAGAACTGTTAAGCACAATTCAGATCAGGAGCGCAAAGATGCTGCAGAGCTGAAAGAGATGATACGGCAGAATATGTTGATGACGTGCAGGCTTACTATCTACGACGACCATTTCAGCATCGACGAGAAGCTTGAGGCATACGTGCTCTATCGAGACACGTGTCACGGCAATCATCAGACTAAGAAGTACATGGATGATCTCGTCGGCTGCGATGTCGATGAGTATCTGGAAAAGCACAAGAGATAAGGAGGTGCATCATGGACTGGAAAGCGTGGATCAAGGCCGCAGGTGTGCGTGCCATTAAGACCGTTGCCCAAACCGCTGTTGCCACTATCGGCACGAGTGTTGCGATTGGCGATGTCAACTGGGTTCTCGTCGGCAGCGCGTCGCTGCTTGCAGGTATCCTGTCGCTGCTCACCAGCGTAGCAGGCTTGCCCGAGCTGAAGCAGCCCGAGGTAACTGTCGTCGAAGAAAAGGAGGAATAATGGATCTCGATATTGAGTTGACTCCTGAAATGGAGGAAGAGCTTTCTAATAATATCGGAGGCCCTGAGAGCTTCCCTGAAGTTACGTATGAAAGCGATGGTGGCCCAGATGACTCACAGTAATCTTACCGACTTCTGTATGCACAGTCCTAACGGCTACTTTCCGCGTGCCTACGGCATTAACAAAGTGACCATCCACCACATGGCTGGCGTGATGAGCGCCGAGCAGTGCGGATATGTTTTTTCCTCCTCCTCGCGACAGGCGAGTAGTAATTATGGTATTGGTGTGAACGGCGAGATCGCTTGCTACGTGGAGGAGGAGAATGCGGCATGGACCTCCAGTAGCTACTGGAATGATAACCAGGCGATTACTCTGGAGGTCAGCAACTCGTATGCTGGCGGCGATTGGCCTATTAGTGACGCAAGCTGGAACAGCATGATCAAGCTCTGTGCTGACATCTGCAAGCGGTACGGCATCACTCCGTACTATGATGGAACTACCAATGGTACTTTTACAGAGCACAGGATGTACGCAGCGACTGGATGCCCTGGTGAGTATATCCACTCGCGCATGTACAAGATAGTCGAGGAGGTTAAGAAAGCTATGGGCGGAAGTTATAGCGGCGGTGGCTGGCACAAGAATGATACTGGCTGGTGGTACGAGTACAGCGATGGCAGCTGGCCTGCGAGCCAGTGGGAGTACATCGACGGCAAGTGGTACTACTTCAACAGCGATGGCTACATGGTCACTGGCTGGGTCAACTGGGACGGCAGCTGGTACTACTGCACAGACGACGGCGATATGGTAACTGGCTGGCAATATATTAACTGGCATGGTAACCACTGGTTCTGGTTCAGCGATAGCGGAGAAATGGCCGCGAATCGCTTCTTGTATATTAATGGCAAGTGGTATGGTTTCGACGGCAATGGTGTGATGGTGGACGAGCTTGCCGACATGAAGGTATCGTCAAACGGTGACATCAGTTTTAAGTAGTTGCTTTCATGCTCTCTGCCGCTGCACCGAGTCGGAGAGCTGGGAGATAGGGGGACTTTCGCCGCAAGCGGAGTCCCCTCTTTTTGGTTATAATAATAGCGATTTGTACTCTCGTATAGAGGAGCAAGCATGGCAGCTTATAATACCGATTATACATATGCTGATTTTCAAGCAAGCCGTAAAAATCTTAATGATGCAATGAGGCGTTCTGGTATTAGCGCAGAGCAGTATGGTGCACTAACTTCTCAGTATGCTCAGAAGCCGTACTATGCAAATCAGGGTACTGATTATATGTATAACGGTAACTATCGTTCTGCAAATGATCTTGAAAACTTTGCTATTAATTTGCATAATGTTGGTGAAGCTGCAATGAACTGGCAAGCTGAGCTTGCTGGCGCTCTTGGTGGAGAACAGGCTAAAAAGGACTGGACATTTGATGCGAGCAAGTTTAATCTTGGTGATTGGTCTGGACAGCAAGGTCTTGAAAACTGGAATCAAATTAAAAACTTTGTTGTAAGTCTTCCAGGTCAAATGGTTGGCGGATTGATGCAAGCTCCTGGCCAGCTTATTGGCGAATCTCTTATTGGCGATCCTTACACAGAATATAAAAAAGATGAGCGTGGCAATGCAGTTAAAGATGATAATGGTAATTATCTTATTCCAGATTATACGCTCGACGCAGGGCAGAGACTTGGTCAAGCAGTAAATGCGGGTATTAATGTTGCAGGTGTATTTACTGGTGGTGGGTCTCGTGTTGCAAGTAGTCTTGTTAAATCTGCTGTTACAAAGCCATTGACAAGACAGTTTACTGGGCAAGTATTAAAAGAAGGCGGAGAGGCTCTTACACGAAAAGAAGCAAAACAATTTGCAAAAGGGCTTGCTAATGAAGTCTCTCGTGCTAAAGGCAAAGAAAGAAGTCAAGTAATAGATCGCTGGGTTGGGTCTGGTCTTATAGAAGAAAAAGAAGCAGAAAAGGCTCTTAAATATTCAGAAAAACTTGCTAAGTGGGAAAATAGAAATAAGGGCATGATAGGCCGTATTTATGAAGCTTCCACTGGAAAAGATATTGATGCGCTTGGCAGATTTGGGCAAGCTGGATTTGATGCATTGCAAGAAGCTTCTGAAGAATTTGTGCAGCAATATGCTGAACAGGGCGCACGTTATAAACAGGATGTTTCTGTTGGAGATGCTCTTTCTGCTGCAGCTTGGGGTGCTTTTGGCGGAGGTTTTTCCAGTATTGTTGGTGCTGGTATTGGTGGGCGAAAAGCATCTTATACTAATAAAAATGATCAGAATAGTAGTGCAATGTTCACATATTCTGATGCTGATCTTCTTGAAATTGCAGATAATCCAGGCACTCATCGTACTGCAGATGTTCAAGCTGCGCTTAATGAGCTTATTCGTCGTGGCACTCGTATAAGCGGTTCTGGTAATGGAATTAACACTGGATGGAGTAAAGAATATCGTCCCCATGAGGGCGGTGTTGGAATTATTAATATTCAACGTATTTATATGTCTGATGCAAAAAGCGCAGATATTATTAAGAAAGATTTCGGTCTTACTACCGAAGAAGCGGAAGATATCTTTAGTTTTGATATTGGCAATCAACAAGAAGTTACTCTTGCGGCAGAAAAATTACAGGCAAAGCTTAATTCTCGGAATGGACGGTTGAGAATTGCAATAGGCCGTTCTCCTGCTACCAAGAATGGCGGTGCGTTTATCTGGTTAACAAAAATTCTTGATGGTGATAATGTCCAGCTTAATCCGCTCACATATGCTCTTTATGGTTCTGATATTGATGGCGATAAAAGTTTTATCTACTTTGATTCAGAGCGTTTCCCTGGTCTTGGATTTGCTACAGAATTTTTTGCAGAGCCAGAGCTTCATTATGACGATAAAGGTAGATTAACCGGAACTTCTAATGTTGATTTTTGGTATTCTTCTATTTATCATGCAGCGCTTAGCACTCCTGAAGATATTAAAAACTTTCGTGGAAAGATTACATCTGTACTTGCTCCTTTTAAAAAGAAAATTGATGGTAAGGATGTTGGAGAATATTTTGCTGATAAATTTCTTGAAGCTGTTCGCATTGATCCAAAAGAAGATGGAGATATGCGTAACTTTAAGATTGCTCAAGTTCTTGCTGAACTTCAGCGTGAAACAAATTCAATGATAGTCGAAGCAAAAGAAGCAGCAGCAGATCCTAATTCGCAAGTTGATCCTAATAGTATTGTAGATCTTGATGCAATTGCAGGAATGAATATCGATAATGGCCTTGATGTCTCTGGCTCCATTCTTCAAAATTTTGGTAATACTCCAGAAGAGCTTATTCGCAATATTGAAGAAGCAAGAAAAGAGCATGTTGTAAATAATGTTCGAAATGCCTGGAGAGGCCCTGGTAGTATTGATGATGTTGTTGAAGAAATAGTTTCAAGTAATTCGAAATTGCGTGATGTTGTTAATAGCCTTCAGTCTCGTGGCAAGATAGAGGGTGTTAATGCAATTGCACAAGTTTATAATAATCTTGGTTTGATTTATTGTATTCTTGTTAACAGCGGCAATCCTGTATATCGTCAATATGCCCAAATGTATTATCCATTTGGAAAAGAAATTTCTGGAAAATATTTTAGTGAAATTCAGGGAGAGCTTAATCTTATTCCAGAAGAACATCTTGTTCCGCTTCTTGAAACATTCCTTCGTGCATCATTCGGAATGACATCTATGGGTGTTGATCCTACTGTTGCTATTAATGGCATATTAGGAAATCTGATTATATCTGAAGTACAAAAGAGCGGTGTAATTAATCTTGATGATAGTAGTATTACTTCTCAAGCTGATCTTGAAAAATTGTATGATGCATTTTATGAAGCATATACGAAATATGTTCCAATTCAAAATAGTGCTATTCAAGATGCTACAACAAATGGGCAAGAACCTGGTTATGAAACAATTCCTTGGAAGCCTGTTGAGCGCAATTCTGAAGAATTTTATGATAAATTCTTGGATATTATGGGCGATTTGCCAATGAGAAACTTGTTCGATCCAATGCGTCTTACAAGCAATAAATCCAAAACTAATTTTGCTGATATGACTCTTCGCCAATTTGTCCAAGAGTATGCCACTAATCAAAACAAGTTTGTTGATATTGGAATGAACTTTGATGATGCCGAAGCTTTTAATGAATTGTTTAGAGCTCTTGCAAAACGTCATGTAGATGGTATTGCAAAAATTAGAAATAGTGTTTTGAAGACAATGGAAGATATTGACGTTGGGGATGCGTTAGATATTCATAGTCAAACAGGTAGTTTTGGAAAACAAACATATCCTGTATATCGTGCTATTGAAGCAATGATTATGGTAATTGATCCAGAAATTGCATGGAGATCTGGTTTTCTTGATCCGCAAACATTGGCTAAAACTAAGCTTGGACAACGCCTCTTTACTCGCGGAATATCAAAAGAAGAAAGAACAAATATTCTTTGTTCTATTAGTTTGTATACTGTATTTAGAAAAGCATATCAGACTCTTAAGCAACTCTCTCCAGAAGAAATTTCTAATTTTGAAGATACTATTGAGAAAAATGGAACATTTAGTGATAAAAGTTTAAACGAACTTGCTCGTGAACTTATGTATTTGCGTGGTATAAGCAAGCTTCATGAAGTTATTGTTGCGCAATTTATTCATGGCAATTTTACAATGTTTGAAGCACTTACTTCAACAGATCGCAAGCTTGAAGATAAAGATAATTTAATTACGCAATATATTAAACCTTTAGATTCTAATGCTGATTTTATTGTAAATTCACTTATGTCTAAAAATTCAGAGTTTGCCACTGGTGAAGTTTCAACTCGTTTGCGTAAAGCGAAATCTTATGTTCGTGACGCAAATCAAAGAATTAATGAAAATGTTCAGCAAGAGCTTCAAAATATTGGAGAAAATTCTACTGAACAACAATTTAATGGATTTATTACAAGGGCAACTAATTCTGCGAGAATTAGATTTAATTCTGAATCGCTCGTTGCGCAAGCTTGGGAAGCTGTAATTTTTGCGCACAGTGCTGTTGAAAAGGGAACAATTCAAGCAGCTGCTTCAAATAAATATTCAGCACTTCAGGTTGTTTATAATGGAGCACCCACTTCATATCAAGAAGAACTATTCTATGAAACATTTGGAATTGTTACTCTTGAACATGCTCGTTCGAATATTAAGCTTATTCTTGATTGTATGCATGATCCTTCAAAGGTTATTACTGTCCGTGATCCAAAAACTGGACGTGAAGGATATATGTGTCTTGCAACACTTATGCGCGATTCTGGTGTTAATATTGGAACTGTTACTGATTTTACAAAATTTGTTCCAAATAAACAAATGTGGATTGAGTTTTTATCTGCCAATCCAAATATTGCTACTTATCTTGGCGGTCGTTCTACTAGTTATACGATTGAAAGCGCAAAGATGTCATATACTTCTGGTTTGCTTGATTCGTATAATGCATACAATGGGGCAAGAGTTGGTAGAACTGATGATGGTACTGGTCTCAAATCTATTGAAGATCAACAGATTCAAGATGGGCTTGATGCTACAGAGGCTTGGCTTGTTAATAATCCTAAATATATTGCATATCTCTATGCATGTATTGCAAAAGAAGTTGAAAGTCTTTCTGATTTTAATGTTGCAGCAATAAGAAAGATTATTCTTAAAACTCATCGTCAAGCAATTAGGGCTTTTTATGTACGTGCACATGAATCTCAGCACAGCTCCAGTGCAGAAGAAAGTGCCCTTGAACTAATCGAAAAAGCAAAAGATACTCTTACAAAGCATCTTGATTATTCAATTAAAAAAGCGCGTGCTGCTCTTAGTGCTAATAGCAGAATTTCTATGGATACAAACAATTATCTTAAGATGGTTGTTCATGATTTTCAAAGACGAATTCTGGGCACAATTGATGCCAATATTGAAACTCTTGTTAAAGGACAAACCGGGCAAGATGCTTCTATTCAGATTGATGAGAAATTTATTAAGAAACTTGCAAGTGATGTTTTTGCAGTTGAAAAGGTTGAAGTTCTTGATTCAATAGGAAGAATTCAAGATATTCGAGGTAGACTGTTCGATCGTGCCTATAATCGTTTAGATGAACGATTCCCGGAACAGAATAAATTTGTTGATTATGATGCTAACGATTATGCAGATTATGTTTATGAAACTTTAGACGAGCAAGGTATTGATACTACAAACTTAGATCGCAATATGGTCGTCAAGATATTCGAAGATAATATTGCATCTGCTAATCAACAAACTTCTGCAAAAAGACCTGAAGATATAGATTATCTTATTAATGATACAGATACAGAAGCAGATATTATTAAGAAACTTATTAATCTTTATGCAATAATAGGCAAAAAAGTTCCTAATAGTCAAATGGCTAAAGAAGCTAAATCAGCTCTTAAAGATAGAGATGCATTTAATGAATTATGGTCTAAACGAATATTTGATCATGATCTTGATATATTGTCTGCATATACTGGAGATAGTAGCAATAAAAATGCATACGATTTGTTTACAACAATTCAAGAACTTGATGAAGAAGCTTTTACAGTTGGCGCTGAAACTCGTACAAGCTTGGTTGACCATCTTCAATCTCGTGATATGCTATATGATCGTTCTGAAAAAGATGTCAAAGCAGAAGTTGGAAATTATGAAATGCCAACTCCAAATGTTGCGAGCGAACTTGGGCAAATTATGATTAGCAATGCTCGCGTTATGGATGATGCTGCTGGTACAAATATTCAAGTAAGTTTAAACGGTAGTCAACTAAAGCTTAGTCACGGTCTTGGATTTTTGCCTCAATATAGTTCTACGGAGCCTCGCCCGCGCAGCATGGCTGTATCCTATCTTGAAAATTTGGCAAGAAAAGATAAAGATGTTCTTCTGCAATATGTTGTTGTTAGTGGTAATTTTGATCCTAATGATAGAACAAAATATAAAGTTGATACAGTTGATGCATTTTTACATTCAAATGAGTACGCTGCACTTAGAGAGAGCGGTGAACCTGTTTTATACTTTGATCCGCTGTATAACCCTCATGGTTTGTCTCAACATAGTCTCCCATATTTTATTGATAAATATGGGTATAAGGGTGGATATAGTGGAAAAGGCAAGGGTCGTCCTTGGCATCGCATTACTCATATAATAAACAAAATTCATGTCACTGCTATGGAAGCAATGGTCATGAAAGCTAAAAAAGTTTTTGGTAATGGAAAATATGTCGTAAATGAAAGAAGTGTTGTCAAAACAGATCTTGGAGAAGGTTCTGTAATTACACTTGGAAATATACAAAATCGTAATCCATATAATCAGTATGATCAAAATTTGTCTCCTGCAGGAATAAGTGAAAACATTGTAAATGGAGAAGAAACATCCCAGATAGCAATGCAAATGCTTCTTGCAGATATGCGTAGCAAATATGCAGATATTTTTATTGGCGAATTTAAAAATTCTCTTAAAAGTTGCGGCTGGGGTAAACCCCAAGCTCAAATGCTTGCTTGCTTCTTTACTCCAGGTTTGAAAATAACAGTACGTTTTGCAGATGGTTCTGTGGAAGAAAAAGTATTTGATGCTAATTATATTTACGGAGATCCTAAGGTATTTACAAATCAATATAATAGCTTGACAACTAAAACTATTGTTCAGCAAGATGCAAATGGCAAAGATGTCGAGACCAACATCTCTGGCGAAATTATTGCAGTTGATCAATTTACTGTTTCTCCAACAGATCTTGGATTTAAGATTTTAAGAGGACTTAGCGAAGATAAAGAAGCTAATCCAAACGCCGCAATTAAGCGCACTGCTCAAACTGCAGAAAATGCTCTTGACTGGTCTGATTATGAATTCGGCAATCTTAATATGAGCGAAGTTCTTAATTATGTTACTCCAGCTGGAGCTACAATGCATCATGGAATTAAGCTATCTGATTCTCAAACTGCTCCTCAAGTTGTTCTTGATGCTGCAACTGAAGGTCACTATGGGGCAACTAAAGGTAAAACAAATTCTATGTCTAAACCAACTCATTTTAACAGAGCTGAAAATTCGCAAGATCATAGAATCCAGTCTGATGCAATAGCACTCGCGCAAATGTTACAACCTAGCAAAAAGGGAAAAATTAAAAGATATGGCGTTCCCGGAATTGTAAGAGTTTTTGGAACTCCTGTTAAAATTCCATCTAGAACTGGAGAAATTTCTCAAAAAGAATATGATCGTCTTGTTCAGTCTACTAGTAGTGAAAGCCATATTTTTGATGAAGATGCTGCTGAAAAGCATTTTTACGATCCTAAAGTTCGCTCCAATTCTGCTGCAGTAGTGTTTTCTCGTGATGCAAATGTAATTACAGCTGCAATCGAGTATGGAATTAGATCTGGAAATGATGTTTTAATTCCAGTTGATAAACAAGATGGTGTACTAAAACGAATTAGTTCTACACTCTCTGATAATCACTATAAACATACTAGCGATATGCTTGATACTGTTGTGCTTCATATTGATGGCGAAGATCAGGAGTTTACAAGAGTCAAGCTTGAGTATGATGTTGATGAAGCAATTCAGAGTGCGAGCATGGCAAAAAGTTATAGATATTCTAGAAACCCAAAACATATTTGCCGCTTCTTAGTTGATTTTGATTTTACTTTTGGAACTGGCGATGCTCAAATAAGAACAACACCTTGGGGTGGCGGAAATATTGGAGTCAATTATGGCTCTTATGCAAAGTTTTCTTTGAGCCATCTTTTCAGTAGTAGCGGCATTGACCAAACGCATGTAATATCTCCTGATGAAGCATCTACGCTTCTTAGCTCTGAAGATGGTTTTAATGGAAAAACAACAATAGATATTAATGATTATAAAAATTTGTTCGATGATAATCTCTATCAAGGGAGCGATCCATCAATCCAAGAAAAAAATCAAGCAATTTCAGAATATCTTAAACAAGTCGCTAGCGGTGATTTGCAAGATAATGGAGTTATATCTTATGGAGCTGGTTCACTTAAGTGCATAGCCATGCTTTACAATGGCCAAAAATATATGCCTGTATTTGCTCCAAAAAGCTCAATGCGCAGATTTGATTCTTGGAATGTTTATATTCATGGCGACACGCTTTATATTCCTTGGGCTGGCCATACTACTCTTAATCAAGCATATGAGTATGGATCTGATTTCTCTGCTGTGCATCTTAAGCTTTCTGCTTATGACGAAATTGCGTTTAAGGGTATTGCTACAATGATGCGTGAAACTGAAAATGGCGTTACATATGTTTCAATGCGCAGCGGTGTTGTTCCAAGCGGAAGTATTGAAACAAAAGATACCATTGATTTTATAGTTTCAGCAGATACTTATGGATCGCGTTCTGCTGGCCGCGATTTGCAGATTATGAAACGTAATCTTGCGGAAGCTAATCTTGAATTTACTGGTAGTTTTGTTTATAACGCAGATGGAACTTATAAACAGTATATTCAAGAAAAAATTGAAAGTGGAGAAATTGATGTTAAGCTTCTTGAAAGTCTACTTACTAATGGTAAACAAGGAATAGAGGCTTTGCTATCTGGCGACTTAATTATTCATCCAGATCCAGAAGTAATGGCACTTATTAAAAAAGCTGTTCGAAATTCAATGAGAAATAATGCTCCAGTTGCAACAATTATTTCGCGTATTCATCGCAGATATACTGGTAAAAAAGATGAAAACGGAAATGATGCCTATATAGTTATGTATGACAACGACTGGTTTGATGTTCATACAACATTCAATGGATTTGATGAAAAGAAACTCTTGCAATTCTACCACGGTCTTGGAGCATTTATTAAAAAAGATGATGGCACAATGATGTATTTAACTCCAGATGATCATAAGCCAGAATCTGAAAATATTTATACTTATGATAGCGAAGGCAATATCACTGGAACAAGTTGCCTATTTGATGTATATGGAAATACATATGAAGAGCTGTCTTTGACTGATGAAAATGGAGAATATCTTCCTCCTAAACGCGGTCATTATCTTGTTCTTTGGGGCGAGCCTAGAATTACTGGAGAAGTTTCTGATATGTCGCTTCCGGGTAATAGCGCCTCTATTGCAATCCAACAAGATATTACTTCTGGATTAGATCAAGGATATACTCCACAGCAGGTTATTGATCCTCGTAATATCGAAACAACCTCAATGTATGAGTATAATGATATTCTTCTTCAGAACAATGCTTATGCTGCAGATTTGTTTAGGGAACGAGCTGAAGAGCGCCGTGCAAAAGGCGAGATGGATTGGTCATTTGTTAAAGATTCTAATATTGAATTAGACCCTGGCACATCGTGGTATGAATATGAAAGATCAACTCGTATAGCCAGAGAAAATTCTCGTGCATTCACTGCTCCACGGCAAATTTTATTTAATGGAGAACCAATTAATCCTAGTTCAGAAGAGTGGAAAAATAGTGTTCTTCCAAGAATAAATGATTTTAAAGAGGCTCTTGAATGGGATAACGATTTTATGACATTTGCATTTCTTGATATGTTTGCCCGTGGGCAGCACGGATCTACTGTTGATGCAAATAGTAAATATAATGATGTTACTCTTGATGATTGGTGCAGTGCTGTTGATGATTTAATTAAGACTATAAATGATGCAAAGAATTCTAATAGCACAACTCCGTTGATAATTAGAGTATATGAAAATGGTCATAATGCAGATAATCGTTTTGCTATTCCTTATCTTACTAATTATCAAATCGATATGCTTCTTTCGCATTCAAAGTATTTTAGAAGAGCATATAGTGACGAAAATGGAAATATAGATCGCAAGCGATTTGTAGATGCGATGCTAAAAGAAGGTCAACAGGCTCTTGATGCAATAGATAAGAATATGCCTGTTGATCGTGCTAAATCTATTAGATTATTTGAATTGATAGAATGGCTTCATAAAGAGCTTGATATTCCATTTGATAATAGCAAGTATATATATGGTGGTGTCTATACAGAAGATTATATGGTAGCTGCAGAACGTGCTATTCGTTGTATGAATATCCTTGGCGAAATAAGCGATAGTGATGTCGCAGAACTTATGCAAAAGATGGAAGATAATGAACAATATATTATTGAAGTACGTAACAATCTTAATAAGAGACATAAAGATACAACTGTTAGTTCATCATCTCCTTCTGGCAAAACAACAGCAATGTACTATGATGTTAACTTTATAGAAAATACATATCTTGATCGTGCTACTCAGTGGGTACAGTTCTTGGCAATGCTGGATCCATTTATGCCAGTTGCAAATATTACCGACAGAGGCGTACATCAATCATGGCGTCGTCGTCTTATCAAGATGGCTAAAAAAGGTAAATGGACTGGTAAAGTTTTTTCTCCATACCATTTCAAAGATGTTTCTCATGCACTTTCTGAAGATGAAATTACCACAATTATTAATGATAAAGAATTTATGGAATTGTTTATGGCAATTCGTAATGCAGAGATGCATGGAAAACTTGGAGAGTTTCTTGCTGAAGCTACCCAACAGGGTGAGAATATGCTTCAGTGGCTTCGCGAACAAAAGAAGGGTGGCAAGTGGGCTAAGGTTGTTAATGCCGGATTCGCATTTGGCACTGGCGGTAAGTATGGCCTTAAACAGCAAGCTAAAATTTTCTTAGACACCTGGGTGCAAATTCTTGAAGAAAATCCTGTGCTTACAAGAAGGTGGCTTGAAAAGGGTAAAAATGGATATTCATTACTCCAAACAAAAGCCGTTGGCGATGGATTAGCTGCCAGATGGCTGCTTGAATGTTTGGGTGGTTATGGAAAAACTGATTGTTTGCAAGAAACACTTGATGCAATGCAGCAATCTCGCTCTGGAGACCTTGCGCAACGCAATACATTTGCGGATATTTTGCAAGAAAAAGTCGGAAGACATGGCGCTGGAAATCTTGCACTTGTCACACTTGTCACTAAATTCCCTCAGTACTCATTTAATATTCTTCATCGTATGGCTAACTGGGTTTTCCCAGCATCGAGCGCATATTATTTGTTTACTGAATATATGGCAAATAATACCGAGCTTGGGCAACGCCTTCATCTTGAGCGCGACCATCTCCACAAGAGTCTTATGCAGGCTTTCCAAGTTGACATGCTTCACATGGGTGCAAGTCTAATGGCAATTATTCTTATGGCAGGCATGCTGCAACCTCCAGAAGATGATCGCTATCTTTGTAATATAGAAGAATGGATGTTGTTTGGGGGAGCAATTAGAATACGTGATGTCTGGTGGGTTCAAGATATTCTTGGCATGGCTCTTCCTGTTGCCATATTCGGAAAATCTTGTCTAATGGGCAAGCCACAATTTTCTGTAATTTTTGATGGCATTAATGATGCTTGTGCAAGCAATCCATTCTTACGTGTTGGTGATGCTTTAGAGCTCTTCTTTAATCCTGAAGGAAACTTTATTGAACAATATTATCGTGATAAAGAAGATTATAAAGATGCGCCTGGCGGTGGGCCGGAAAATATATTTGATTATATTTCTGCAAATGCAATGTCTGGCGCAGCCCGTATCTTTGGACAATTTGTAACACCATCATTTGTCCGCGAAATTGCGCAGCTTGGTGACTATGAACATAGCTATAAATATGTATATAAAACAAATAAATATGGATCTACCACCGATGATACAAGTGTAGAACGTACAACATATCAAGACGCTATGATGCGCAAATACCTGCGTAATAATCCTTGGCTTGCTACTATCGCAGATGCTGTTTGGCATCCCAGCACTGGATATCGCGAAGATGAAATGCCATATACAATTTATTACGATCAATATCAGCTTGAGAGTATGCAAGCAAATGAAGAGATTGCTGCATCAGATCCTATGGCTATAATTACAACTCTCCAAAAATATCAATATGATATGGATGAGTTGCAAGCTACTGGATTTTATCTTAGCTCCGAAGCCAAGGCAAAAGTTTCTGAACAAATATGGGACCTATATTATGGCTGGAGAGAAGAATGGAATCGATTTGCAGCTAATGAAGGTGCTGATTATACTTCACTTGGCAATGGAAGTTTTGCTTATGGTAAAGAACTCTTCTATGAGTATAAAGAAATATGTGAAGAAAATCAGCGTTATTGGAAACAATTCTATTATGATACTATAAAAAATAGTTATCTTTCAGAACCAATCCAAATGTATTATCGTTATAAAACTGATTATGACGTAGATGCAACAGGACAAGTTTATGCAACTGGGTTTAGAAAAGATAATGGAATTTTGCCATTCCAAACCGCTCCTGGCAATTTAATTGATCCTCAAGGAACGGCAGGATATGAAAATAGCTTTGATTCTGTATCTGCTGTTACTGGATTGCCATTAACTGGAAATAGAGCCTTGGTTCCTATTGATCAAGATTATACAGAGTGGCCAGAATTTGAAGAGTGGTCTGAGGGACAAACTGGAGATAACTATTCTAAAAGCTATAACGAGCAAAATGGATCATCTAAAAAGTCAACTTCGTCAGGTTCTTCTGGCGGATCCAGTGGCGGTTCTGGTGGTTACGGTGGCGGTTATTCTCGCAGCAGTGGCGGAAGCAGCGGTGGCGGATATAGCTCTTCACGTTCTGTTATTAATAACAGTCCTGGCAGCCATATTACTCCGCACGGATCATATACAGAGCCATCGCCTACACGTATTAGCAGCATGACTCCTAACGTATATCCTACTTCACCGAGCCGCATCATGCAAACATCGCGTCCGCAACAGGCTGGCGACGTAGCGTATCTCCGTCCGAACTTCGAGACTAAGGGTAGTCGCGAGGCAAACAAGAGAGGTGACATCTAATGGACAACACGCTAAAGATTAAGACCGAGCTGCCCAAAATCAAGCTTGAGGATCTTCAAAAGATCGACAAGAAGACCTACACAAAGCTTGAAAAGAAGTACAGAGACGGCAAGGCCATGCACGAACAGCGCGTATCTGGTTTCGAGTTCTTTACACGCGTTGCCCACAATCTCAACCTCTATGAGAAGGCACGCAAGGATGCTTTCAGCGAGGGCAGCACTCAGGCCATCAAGCGCAAGATCCGTGCTCAGACCATTCAGCGCGTTCCCGACGGCGAGATTACTACGCAGTACGACAAGAACAGCGTCGAGCAGGCCGAGATCGAGTATCTGTTTGAGCACAAGGTTCTCACCTCTGAGTACGACGGCAAGGACATGATGAAGAACCTGTGGCGCAGCTTTAACGCAGCCTACGACTACGGCTTCTGCTGCGTGCGCACGGGCTTCGAAGATGACCTCGACGGCGATCCCCGCATCAGCTACACCATCATTCCGTACAACGATGTCATACCTAGCGCAGACTGCCACTTCATCGAGGAGGCTGACTGGTACTTTATCCGAGAGTACATTCCGCTCTCTACGCTAAAGAACATGATTGACTGGGATACTGGCGAGGTATCTGACAAAACGTATGTTGCAGACGTAGTCCGTTACATCGTTCAGGAAGAAAACACAACTGGACGCGAGTACAACAGCCAGAATCTCAGTGACAAGAAGCGCGGTGTTGGCGGCGGTAAGAGTATTATGGTACTTACGTTCTACTGCCGAGGTGAAGAGGAGTTCATTACATATGTACCCGATATCGAATGTGTCATCCGGCGCGTTAAGAACTACGACCCGCGCAAAGACGTACCAATACACTTCCTTATCCTTGAGCCAGATCCAGAGTTTCCGTATGGTGCAAGCTCTATCCTCTGGACTCTTGCCCAACAGCAGTATGCTGACGCTTTCCAATCAACAGCATATCAGACTCTACTCCTGAGCCTTCATCCTCCGCTGATGGTTTTCGGCGGTATGACTAATCCAAAGTTCAAAATGAAGCCGAACGCTATCTGGCCGATGGGTACTAATCCGAACAACCGTGTCGAGAAGTTCCCAGTTGAGACAACCACCGTTACGCAATACGGCTCTATACTTGAGAACCTGTCTGGTCGCATGATGCAGAGCCTGAACGTTACCGATGCTACAGTTGCAAGCGACGCTCAGGTAGCTCGCTACAGCGCGACTCCGCAGGGTGTTGAACAGCAGCGTCTTGACAAGACCATCACGATTAACCAGTACCAGAAGCGCATTGAGATCTTCTTCCAAGAGTGGGCTAACCATGCCCTCCGTAGCTACATCAACTCCATGACTGGCACGCAAGAGCTGACCGTTGACGAGCGTACCCGTCGTCGTATCAAGGATATCGAGCAGGCTAAGCAGAACAAAGAAGATCTTGAGATGAGGCAGATGGCTCCAGAGCTTGCCGCAGATATGCCGCAGACCGAGCCTCCGTCGATCGTTATCGATAACAAGATCGAGATCGACTTCGATGCTCTCAGCAGCGATCTGCTGAGCTTCGAGGTCCGCGCAGGCTCTCTCATCGAGAACGAGCGCGAGACAGAGCGTCAGAACATCCAAGAGATGCTCATCCCAGTGTCGCAGATGATCGGCAACATCAGCGACCAGAACAAGAACAGCTTCGAGACCGTCATCATGCAGCTCGTCACGCGTCTGTGCGAGCTGAGCGACATAGACATCAGTGCAACAGCTGCACAGACCATCGACAGCGCTATTGTTGCGCAGGCACTCCAGGCCACGATGGATCAGGTTGCCAGTCAGCAGGATCAGATTTCGCAGATGCAGAACATCATGGGGCTTCCTGCTGGCGGCATGCCTCCTGAGATGACTCCTGGAGTAGCGCAGGCGTACCAAGAAGGCGCTCCGATGCCTGAACAGCCGCAGGTTCCTATGCCTCAGGGAACGCCGATGCCGCCTGAGATGATGCAAGAGGGTGCAATGCCGCCCGAGTACGCTGGAGAAGCTATGCCTCCCGACATGATGCAACAGCCTCCAATGCCAGCAGAAACTGGTATGCCATCTGACATAATGCCTCAGTATGGCGAAGAGGCTCCAGAGGCTATGCCGATGTAAAAATTCTCATCAGCGTAAAAAACCGTTTATGGTTATAATATATGCCATACTCGGTGCAAGGAAGTATGGGCTAATAGAAAGGAAAAGATCATGGCTCAAGTCATTCAGCCCGAGGAATGGGTACAGGGTCTCGATGATAACAGGCTCTTGCCCGGTCGCTACACCACTGGTCTGTTCACTGGTAACATCATGGGTAGCAACAAGTCTATTGCAAACAACCCCGCAGCGTGCCGAGTCTGGGACATTCAGATCTCTGACTACATCACCGACTACGACGATCGTCGTCTGAACGGTCTTGCAGGCACTAACACCGAGGGTCGCGACGGCTGGGGTGCCAGCGCATACGGCGTGTTCCAGGACGTCCGCTTCGACTCTCGCGTGTATACGATGGGTCGTCACCGCTCCGTTGCTTTCCGCATCTTCGATGAGATGCAGTACAGCGGTGCGATTGGCGAGTGGGGTACCGAAACCACGTCGAACGTCATCACCAACGGCAATGCTCTTATGCAGACCGCTGCGATGATTGCTAAGACCCGTGACCTGTGGGAACAGGAAGTTCTCGGTCCCGATATCGACAAGTACAACATCTTTGCAGTCTGCAACGGCCACATCTCTGGCCGCTGGGTGCAGAACAATCCCGACGAGATCATGGATGGCGACGCGTCCAAGGGCCACTGGGTAGCTCAGCCCGGCACCGTTCAGGGTCAGGCCATTGCTCCGCGCTTTGCGCCGATCCACTGCATCGAGTGGGAAGAGCAGAACATTCCGCTGATGCTGCAGAACATCAAGGTTGCCTGGAACGATCTATTCATTCCGCAGGACAACCGCGTCATCATGATCGATCAGTACTACGAGTATCCGCTGCTCTCCGCATTGACGGGCGGTGGCGTGCCTGCTACCGAAAAGGCGTACTCTGACATTCAGAACGGCTCCTTCACGCGTCTGATGGGTTGGGACTTCAACTTCGATATCCCGTCGTCCTACTGGCCGAAGCTGTACGTTGACGCTAACCTGAACGTTGTTCACAGCGTTGACGGTACGATGGCTTGCGATCAGTACATCCGTTCGGTCAACAAGTCCGCTGAGGGCGATCGCCGTCTGCTGCTGGAGCTTGTCGAGGCTGACCGTATGTCGCGTCAGAACTATGTCCGTACCGTCTGGGATAAGGATAATGGCTTCTTTAAGAAGATCATTACCAACTATCCGCTTGGCATGCCTGCCATGACGACCTGGTTGGGCGATGGCATCGTCATTGCAGAGGACTCCACGACCATCCACGCTGTTGATGCTGCCTACAGCGAGCCGACCACGTATCCGTGGAGTGCTCCCGGCGCTGGCTATGGTCTCGATCCCGAGGCTATCTCCACGACCGTTGAGAAGCGCAATACCTCGACTGGTTCGACCAACGGCACGACTGCTGGCCATGGCTATAGCGATGGCGAGCCTGCTGGCCCGAAGGGTAACATCACGCTTGTTCCCGTTATCGGTCTTGCGGTCTATCGTCCCGCTGCTCAGCTGAGCCAGGAGTACAGCTCGATGGTTACTGGCGAGGGTACGACCCGCGGCAAGTTCACCGAGTGCTGCATGGACGTCAAGTTCGACGCCTGGGTTATCGAGAAGCTGTCGGCTGGTATTCTGCCGATCATCGACGGCGAGAAGGTTGCTACCGCTTACGGCATTCCCGTCCGCGTCCTTGAGATGCCCGAGACTTCTACCTCGGCGTAAGCGACTGTTTCATAGTAGCCGCACGGGGCTGTTGGCTGTTTAGGCCCGCAGCCCCGTTTTAGTAAGGAGTTATGATGGCTAATTGGTTGAATAGCGCATTTAATACAGCTGCAAATGCTATTAAAAAAAGCGTTCAAGCTGGTAACACAGCTAAAAATATGCAGAACACCGCGAATCAGTGGGTAAATGACTGGGGTTGGAGCGGTGGATCCAGCTCATCTAATTCCTCTGGAGATAGCTCTAACTGGGCTTCGACTGCTGTTGATAATACTGCTCAGAAACTTGCGGAAGAAGCTGCAAGACAAGCTGCAATTGCCGCAGAACAAAAAGCTGTTATTCAAAATGCAATTGCATTTGATCCAATCAAACAAAATGCACAAAATATGTTTGATGGCTTTACAAATCAAGTAAAAAATGCAATTGAACAAGATTCTAAAAAACAAGAAAATAAATTTGATATTGGAAACTTTTGGACAAATCCATTTGGCTCTAAATCTGCATCGCAAAATAATTCCCAAAAAATGTCTATGAATTCAGGATTTTTAAATATTAATCCATTTTCTGAT